GTCTGGGCGAGCGTAGAGCCGCTCTCAGGGCGAGAATATTTTGCCGCCCACCAAATCAAGGCCGAAGTTACTCACCGGGTGAAGACGAGATACAGGAAAGACATCACGGTAAAAATGAGAATTAAACATAGAGACAGGAACCTGGCCATCGAGTCTATCCTTGATAAAAAGGAAAGGCGCGAGGAGCTCGAGATCCTGTGCAGGGAAAAGAAATGAAAGTCACAGTAGATCTCATCGGCGAGAAGGAGATCCAGCGGGCCCTGCAGCGCTTGAGCGACGATAAAAAGAGAATGGTCAAGGGTGAAGTTTACGCCTCCGGGGCCGATGTGCAACGGGAAGCTAAACAGAATCTCAGAGATCGAAGAACGTGGGATCTAGGCAATCTTGCGAACTCCATCCTCAATGATCTTACGTCCGATGGCCTAACAGCCGAAGTAGGCCCAACAGCTCCTTATGGGCCCTATGTTGAGCACGGAACGAAGCCCCATTTTCCTCCACCGGACGCGCTCGAAGGATGGGCCAAGCGGCATGGCTTCAAGAGTGCCTGGCCGATCTGTAAGGTCATAGCAAAGCGGGGACTTCCAGCGAAGCCGTATCTCTTCCCGGCCTGGCTGATGATCAAGGATAAATTCTGGAAGAAGATAAAGGAGATCCTAGAAAAATGAAATCCCCTTTTCTCGTTCTCCATGACGCGCAGGTTGCAAGGATCGAGCTTGAAACCAGCTACACGGTTTATGATGATATGCCTAAACAGGCGCCTTATCCTTATGTTGTCATGGGCGAGATGATAGGAAGAGATTGGTCGGACAAATTCGTGCCCGGGATGGAGGTTCACTCAACGATCCATATCTGGTCACAGTATGCCGGAAGAAAAGAAGCGGCCGAGATGGGAGATGCGATTCTCCAGGCCCTGTCAAAAAGCCCGCTCGATCTGGCCCCTAATTTCCGGGCGGTGCTGGACGAGCTCGATACACATGATTTGATAATCGACATCGACGGGATAACAAGGCATGGGATCCTCCGGCTGCGCTATCTCATCGAGGAGGTTTGAATATGGGAATATTCGAAAGAGGAATAGACGTCGGGGAGATAATAGCCGGCAGAGTCAAAGGCTACCCCGTTTTACAGGAAGAGCCGAAGAAAAAGCCAAAACCAAAAAGCAAAGCGAAGAAAAAATCGAAGCCGAAGAAGATGCCGCCGTGCTGGATCGTATGTCCTCATTTTATAATGCAGCCGCCCAAAGTAGTGGATCTTGAAGCGGGCAGGAAAGAGCACTATTACACGGTTCAAATTTTCAGTGAGAAGCGCCAGGAGCGAGATGAAATGCTTGATCACATGATTCGCTGCGGCCAGGAAGAGATTGAGGCCGGAGATAAGCGGATCTGGCTCCATGCGGTAAAGCACTCGACCGGTCGTGCAGCGTTTTTTCAGGCTGGATTAAAATACATTTTCAGGGTGAAACAAGCCCCTGAAGAAATCTCATAAGGAGGTAAATTATGGGAAAAATCAAAGGTATGGACATCTATCTGTGGGTAAATACTGGCACAGAGGAAGCGCCCTCATTTGCAAAGGTTGGCGGACAGAAAGACGCTACTTTCGACCGCGGTTCCGGGACAATCGACGTCACAAGTAAAGATAGCGCTGGCAACGAAGAGAATCTCCCGGGCATAAGAAACTGGAGCCTGAGTTTTGACGCGTTCTTAATTGAAACCCCGATCGACCCCGGTTTCTCGGAGATTGAAACAGCCTACGACGCTGGCGAACAAAGACAGTTCCAGATAAAGACGCCAACTTATACCTATCAGGGCAAAGCTACAATCGAAGGTTTGTCGGTAGCCGCTTCCCTGGGTGATGCGGGCATCGCGTCTTTTTCACTCAAAGGGACAGCTGCGCTCGCCAAGACTTGATAGTAAATCAATCTAAAAACAGGAGGTAAATTATGGGAGAAAAAACTAAATTAACTCCAACGGTCATCGTATTGGCTGGCCTCACGCTCCCCATACTCGCAGCTGTGGATCCGGATGGAGACTATTTCACAAATTCAGGCAGGCATTTTATAAGTGTCAAAAATGGAGCCGCCGCAGAAAGGACGGTGACGATAGCTACTCAAACGGAGTGCACGCTGGGAACCAAACATGATGTACCAATCGTATTAGCGGTGGGAGCAGAGAAATTGATCGGCCCTTTTCCCAAAGACCGGTTTAATGATGAAGACGGATATGTCCAGATAAGTTACAGCGATGCGGGAGCCGATGTCACCATCGCCGTTATGGAACTTCCTTAGCGGCAAAAAAATTTAATCAGAAGGAGAAATAAATGGCAAAACTAATTACACCGCAAGTAATAGTAGCGACGGATGCTGCTATTGTCCCGACAGAAGAGGACGCCCTTGACGGCGGGAATGAGTTTGTAAATTCAGGCAGGATGTTCATTTACGCTAAGAATAACCACGCCGATACAGATCGGACAATAAAGGTAAATTCTCAGGTTCTCTGTAGCCAGAATGAAGACCATGATCTTGCAGTCGTTATTACAGCTGCCCAGGATTTTAAAATGGTCGGCCCCTTCCCCAAGGATAGGTTCAACGATGAAAATGGGAAAGTCCAGATCACATATATCCCTTCGGCGGGAACCGATATAAAGATCGCTGTCTTAGAAGTGCCCTAATGAAAGAGCATATTTTAGACCTGGATAGACCCCGGAAGCTTCACTATGGATTCAAAGCGCTCAGGATAATCAAGGAGAAGTACGGAGAGAGTAAGGATCTGACCGATGTTATGAACGCGTCGCTTGACGAGATCCCGTTTTTCGCGTATGCCGGCCTGGTTAAAGATGATCCGAAGATCACGATTGAGAGAGTCGAGGAGCTCTTGGAAGATACGATCCCGGAGAAGTACACAGTGCTGGATATCATCTTCATTATTACCGATGCGATCGGTGATCATGTGGGAGTTAAGGTCGGTAAAAAAAAAGTAAAAAAGAAGAAAAAGACGGCATCTCTCAGTACCGTAAAATCGCGTTCGAGTTAGGCGTAAAGAACAACGCAGAATTTGAGGATCTCACTCCAGTCGAATTGACGGAGCGGATCGAGGGCAACAAAGCGAGGGAGAGAAAAGAATGGTTCCGGACTGCCTGGCTTGCTTCAAAGATTGTGAGTTTTTTAGTCGGGAAGGAGATCACTATATCCGATTTATTGCCGGATATGTTTCCCGGGAAAGTATGGACTAAGGCGGAGATCAAAAAAGAACTCAAGGATCTTAAAAAGAGGTTGAAAATAAAGTAATTACAGGAGGCCCAAAATTAAAGTAAAATCTCTCATGGTTCGCGTGGGAGCCGACACCAAAGATATGGAGAAAGGGCTGAAGACTGCCCGGGCAAAAATGAAGGCCTTCGGCAACCAGATGAAGAAGATCGGCAAAGTCGCGGCCGTGGCCGGCGCCGCCGTCGTTGGTGCCGTCGGATTGATGGTCAAGAGCTATGTCAAGGCCGGCGATGAGGTCCACAAGATGGCGCTCCGGACAGGCTTCTCTACTGAAAAGCTCAGTGAGCTCAAATATGCTGCAGAGATCAGCGGGGCCAGCCTAGAAACTTTGGAGAAAGGCGTCAAGAAGATGGCGAAGACTATCCTCGACGCCTCCAAATCCGGAGGAGCTTTGGCCACGTATGTGAGAGCATTTGAACAAATCGGACTCACAGCGGAGGAGCTGATAGATCTGAGTCCGGAAGATCAGTTTGATAAAATCGCCCGGGCCATAGCCAACGTAGAGAATCCAACGATCCGGGCAGCCAGAGCTCAGGATATTTTCGGCCGTGCCGGCACACAGCTCCTTCCTTTATTTGCCGAGGGCGCTGAAGGACTGGATAAACTCCGGAAAAAGGCCCATGAGCTAGGCCTAGTTTTTGATCAGGAGGCAGCCAACAAAGCAGCCGCATTGAACGACGCTATAACCAGCTTGAAAGGATCCGTTACCGGTGTGACTAGGGAGATTGCCGGCGCGTTAGTCCCGACACTCCGGATCTTAGTTGATACTGCGACAGATGTGATGGTAGATGTCCGGGGTGAAACAGGCGCTATGGCGCAATCTGTACTGGGCTTCTTCAAGCTCATCGTGAGAGGCGTCGGGGGGCTTATGATGGCCTGGGAATCCTTCAAGCTCATTGTGTTCAAAATGGGCGAAGAAATCATCAAATATTTCGGAAGATTGACGATTGGCATTGTTATTGTTACAGGTTTCACAAAAAAAATGGGGATTCTAGGGAAGACTCACGAGGCAGCAAAAGAAGCATTAAAAAATCTGATTGCTATGCATGGCGGATATAAAAAAAGCGCTGATGATCAAATTGAAAAAATAACGGATATCGTCATCGGAATGGAGAAGATTATTAAGGCGCTCGATGAAGCCGATGTAGGTTATAAAAAATCTGGAGAGACCATCGAAAAATCAGTCCTTCCACCGGCCAGAAATCTGATCGATGTATTCGAAAAGATGACCGGAGTGGCCTTACCAGCCGCGAGAAGCCTGGGAGATATCCTGGGAAAAGCCGTCACGAAAATGACGAGTCCAGTTTTAGAATTCAAGAAGGCCTGGCAGGATACGATGGCCGAGATCCTCGCCGGCGTAACCAGCGCCGCGGGAGCCATGGATTCAGTTTTCAACCAGCTCCATGCGAACGAGGCAACGAGGATCGAGAACGAAGCGAAACAGAAAACCGACGCCATAGAGAGCTGGTTTGAAGAAGAGCGGGCGAAGCTCGAGCGCACGATCTCCAACGAGGAAGATAAAGTGGCGGCCCTGGAAGCCCTTGATGAAGAGAAGGCCAGGAAGGAAAATGAGCTCCAACATAGAATGGATAAGGAACGGAGGAAGCTGGAACGGAAGCGGGCCAAGGCCCAGAAGGTGGGCGCCTTGTTTGCCGCCGGCATAAACGTAGCCGAAGCCATCACGAAAGCGCTCACAGCCGGGCCGCTCATTGGCCAGATCTTCGCCGGCATAACGGCAGCTTTAGGAGCGATCCAGGTAGCCGCGATAGCAGCTGCACCGTTGCCCTCGATGGCGAAAGGTGGGATGGTCGAGAAAGAGGGGGCCTACCGGCTCCATCCCGGAGAAGAGGTAAGATCCGCAGCAGCCGTCAAAGAACAAGCGGGATCGTGGACCTTCGCTCCTACCATAAATATCTATGCTAAATATCTTGACGATCGCACAATCAATCAGGCAGCCGAGAGGATCTTCGCCCGGCTGGAACGGGAAAGAGGGAGGTTCGCATAATGGCCACAAGAAAATTAGGGCCCCTAGGATCTGAATATGCACTTCCATCTATAGCGATCGTGCTTCCGGTTACTATCAACAAAAAAGTCGAACGTGCGGAGATGAGCGACGGATCCGGAAGGTATAACTTCGGAAAAGAATACAAGGCATGGGAGATCCGTTTTCCTAAATTAACCAAAACAGAGGTTGACGATTTAATTTATTTACGTTCTCTCAGCCAGCTTCTTAGATGGCAAAATCCCGATGAGTCCTACGCCTGGTATAATGTGGCAATCACAGAGTTCAAATATAGTTCCGAGGATCCAGCTTCTCCGACGGTTTATTATTTTGGTTCCATGTCGTTGGAGGAAGCCGGATAATGCAATCGCTAGGAGACGTCACCACCGAACAACTTCTTGGAGCCGGTCAAGCGGCGCTGATCAAGTTTGAGGCCTATATCGGTGATCACTGGCAAAATATTTGCGATGTTCAGAAGGAGCGATTAACTGATGGGGGGATGGAACTTTGGGATGATGATACACATCTGACGCACTGGACCGAGTTCGATGCTGGGGGCGCTTGTGGGGTAGCTCGGGAGGCAGCAGAAATTCACGACGGCTCTTTTTCCTGTAAATTATGGACAACAGCGCAGGGTGATTATGCTGGGATAAACGAGGAGTTTACCCTCACTCCGGGCAATAAATGTAAGATGACGGTCTGGTATCTCAGGCCAGCTCACGCCAGCTCAAAATTAAGGCTTTATATCCAAACGGGTGCCTCATGGACTATAACTCTCCAATCCGACGCGAGCTGGACGACGGATGCCACTTATATCACCCTCCCGGAAACGGCGGTCTGGCTGAAATATGAACTGGAATTCACCGCTCACCCGGATTATTCAGACTATCGAATCAAGTTTTATAAGGATCATATTGCAGGCGGGGGGGAGATTTCTTATTATGTTGATTCTGCCTCTTTAGGTGAATTCCGGGATCTTAGTTTAGGGATCGGAGAGGGCGGCAACTACCTGGAGAGCGCCTCGATCTCTTTGGGCGGTGCCGGCAAGACTCCGAATCCGGTAGCCGGCAGCTGGGACGCCTCAATTTTGAATGAAGACGGGATATTCCATCCGCAGCACCCGAACTCGGCATATAAAGACTGGCTTAAAACTCAAAGGAAAATCAGGATCTCCGTGGGCGGGAGATACGCCGACGTCGATTATTACTGGCAGCGGCTGATCGGCTTCATGGATATCCCTAAATTTAGCTCGCCCGATTATAAAGTGGCCATCAACGGCGGGGACTACATGAAGCTCCTCCAGGAGTTCGAGCTCCGGCATCTTGATAATTTCTGGGGGGATTCGGAGACTTTCCCTTCTATTCCTTCCGATGGTCTGATAGGAAGCGAACTTTATATAGGACAAGATGCGATGGATGCAGTTAATGAGGAAGATGATGTTGATGATTGGGTTACCTCAAATTGTACTTTTGTTTGTCTCGCTGATGATGGAGGAGGATCAACTTATGTCGGGAAAATAACCAATACAGGAGGACCACCACATTATGTAAAAAAGCTGAATGTCGGGAGCGCTACAGAAGGAAAACAACATAGAGTTAAATTCAAGCACAGAATACCCGGAGGAGATGGACTACTAGGAATCCGTATTGAAATCCATCAGGCTTCAGGATGTTGCGAACATGTGATTTATTTCCCAACTGATGACTGGAAAGAAGAAATTCTCTTTTTTACTGCTTTGGACACGGGAGTGATAGAGATGCGGTTTTATGCCTCCGCTCCAATTATTGATCTTAGACTTGATCAAATCTCTATCCAAGGATTCACGCCTTATTGGGAAAGATATTACGAGCTGCTGGGTCTTACCCCAACTTCGAAAGGCCCTTACCATATTACGCTGGATGGGGATCCGGTTTGGCAGGGCGAGAAAGATGAGGGCTGGTTTTATGATCCGGAGGAAGATACGGGCGAATATCCTCACCCGGCCGAGATCGTCTTCTTTGATCCGAATAAGACGATTCCCAGCGGTGTAGATGTTGTAATTTACTATTTTACGGCACAGTCGCCGGAGAACGTCGTCGCCGATCTCCTGGTAAAAATCGGGCTCTATGTAGACCGGGCGGCGGCCCTGGATGCTATGGACTATGACGCCACAGAAGTCACCATAGATAAAGTCTGGTTTAAGCCCGGGTCAAAAGGCCTAAATGCAATAAATAAGCTCTGCGAGAGATGCGATTATAGATTCTATTTCAAATACGACGGGACTCCGGTATTCAAACCAAAGCCGACGGCCGGCGAGCAGGTCTTCACGTTCACCGATCCGAAGCATATCTCTTCAGTCAATACTTATCAGGATCGAAACGAAATCAAAAATAGGATCGTGATAACAGGCATGAAACAGGCAGAGCCGATAAACAAGGAGGAAACAATGCCTCCGGAGCTGAAGGGGGAGGCGCATGATCAGGATTCGATTGACGAATACGGTGAGAGGACTCTGACAATAAATAATCATCTCTTCCAGACGCAGGCTTCCATAAATGCCATGAAGGCCACTCTCCTGGCTGAATACAAGGATCCCAAATGGTACTCAGACGTCGAAGTACCTTTCAATCCTGTGCCGATCGAGATGGCCGACACGATAGGCTGGAAGGAAAGACTCAGCCCGCTTCTGAATATATCACAAGAGGGCATAGTCCGGGATATAAAAATAGATAACTTCAATACAACTTATGTATGTGAGTTATAATGCCTAAGATAAAAGAGAAATGGGTTAGCTGGGAGGAGCTCTGGGCGATTCTGGCAGAGGGTGGCGGTACAGTTGACCATGATCATGTATGGGGCGATGTGAGCAAGGCAGGCTCAAATCTCACAGATCTGGCCACGAGGCAGCACGCTGGTTTGACGAATATAACTGATAACCAGCACCATGCCAAGGTACATGGTGCTTCCCATCATTCCGGCGGAGGAGATGCAATCAAATTAGACGATCTTGCTTCTCCTGATGATAATACAGA